ACAGAGATTACCTTACCTGCCCAAGATAAGATCCGTCATAGTGGACTGCGATACCGCAGAGCATATGCACTACGAGTGGACGGACGAAGAGAGCCAGTGGGGTATCCGTGTAGCCAAAGCCGCGGCTAACCTTTACTGGATGCTACGAATGCAACCCGCAGTCAAACAATAATTATGAGTAAAGAAACTAATCCAAAAGATGCCTGTGGAATTAAAAAGGTTCCCATCTCAGGTATGCCAGTCAACGTGCTACTTGAGGCTGGCCTAGTTAAACTTCACGGTGACTTAAAGTATGGTAGATTTAACTGGAGGGATGTAGGGGTTCGCGGCTCCGTGTATTACGATGCCGCGTTTCGACATCTAGCCGCATGGTATGAGGGGGAGGACAATGATCCTGACTCAGGGTTGCATCACATATCTCACGCGATTACTGGACTCATAGTTCTTAGGGACTCAATCATGAGGGGCAACTGGACGGACGATAGACCACCGCCAACCCCAAACATCATCAAAGAATATAATGAAAAGGCATTAAAAATAATAGATGTTTATACAAAAATGGAATCACGGAATGATAGAGATTAATTTAAGTGACGACGAAGTAATGATGTGCCAACACGTAGGACACTTGCGGTCCGTGCTGTCCAGAGGCAACAAAGTCAAGGACATGAAGAAGACCGACATGGCTGGGCTAGATATAGATGCACAAGGCGTTACCGCTGAGTATGCTGTTGCAAAACATTTCAATGTATTTTTTGATCTCGGCCTTAGCCCTCGTACTGGGTCAGCCGATGGGGTAATGAACGGTTACTCCTATGATGTCAAAAGCACTCACCACCCTCTAGGAAAGCTTCTAGCAACCCTCAAGGAAAATCCTGATGTGGACATGTATATCATGTGCATTACGCCAGATCGTTGGACTGTAAGGATGGTTGGCTGGTGCTGGAAGAAGGAACTAATAAACAAAAACAATATAAAGGATCTAGGTTACGGAAAAGGTTATGCGCTTGAGCAGAGCCAACTTCGTTCCTTTAAAAAGTAGTGTCCAAGCTAAAATAATTATATGAAAGAGATTAACGAACTTGTAACGATGGCTTTGAACATCATAGACGAAGCTCAAACGGCAAAAGGGAAGCACGAGATGGGAATATTTCTCAAATCGCTAAAACAAATACTGAATCAAATTAAGGAACAAAACGATAAAAAATAATATGAGTATGACACAAATAGAAAGTAACGTCGAAAGAATACAGACTAGGATCGATATGATCCGACAGGAATCACGGACTCTGTCCTTCAGAATCGAAAGGATGATGGAGCAACGTAAAAACCTAACTCAAGAGAAGAAAGCCCTGAAGGATTTACTCACTGAGCTAGATGTATCTTCCACAAAATAAACTTAAGGACTGGAGGGCCAAACATCAGCCCAAAACTTGTCCATTGATACTGCGAAAGACGTCTGACTGGGTGGTGGATCACTGCCATCAGACTGGTATGGTCCGCGGTGTAGTATCAAGGGTTGGCAACGCCTTGCTGGGCAAGATTGAGAACTTCGCTTACCGCAGATGTAAGATCAGCCACAGTCATTTACCTGCAGTGCTACGCGGCATAGCAGACTACCTAGAGCAGGAGCAGCTGGATGTATTGCACCCAGTAGGACTGACTCAGCTATGTAAAAAATTTAAGGGCTTGACATCCAAAATGCAAAAAGCCACTTTAGTAGATCTAGGGGCAAAACGAATACAACTCATGGAATGTTCTAACGCCTCAGAACGAACCAAACTATTCCGTGAACTAACTAAACATAAACATGGATAAACTAAATATTCATTCAAAACTCAAAGGGATTCAGTCATCCCTCAAAGCTCCAAAGGAGCAGACTAATAAGTTCGGCGGATATGCTTACCGCTCCGCTGAAGATATACTAACAGCCGTCAAACCTCTGCTCGCTGAGTGGAATTGTACGCTTGTTATTACTGACGATGTAGTCGAAGTAGGTGGGCGTATATACGTCAAGGCCATGGCTGTGCTAGCTTGCTCCGAAGGCGGTGAATACACCATCCAAGCAAATGGATTCGCTAGAGAATCAGAGACTCGCAAGGGTATGGATGACTCACAGATTACTGGGTCAGCTAGCTCCTACGCTCGTAAATACGCACTCAACGGACTCTTTGCTATCGACGATACAAAGGACGCTGATGCCACTAACGATCACGGCAAGAAGCCAATAACACAAACCAAGAAGACAAGCCCGTTAGCTCATGCTGACGCGGACTTTGATTTCTAATAACGCATAATACCATGCCTAAATACAACAATGAAAACACAGGGGTGCTATTCCCCGAAAGTAACCGTGAGTCCGATTCATCGCCTCACGCCACAGGAACAATCGAAGTTACCGCACCAGGTAAATACCGTGCGGCGGCTTGGAAAAACCAGAGCAAATCTGGTCCTGTTATGAACCTCCGTTTGACTCGTCTCGATGAGGACAAACAGCCTGAACAATACCGCAGGAGCGGCATACCTAACCAACCCGCGGCGGCGGCTATAGCGGACGATCCTTTTTAAGATTGATTGGTTGTCAAGGGGAGGGGGTAAAACCTCTCCCCTTTTTATTCTTTACTTACATGAACCTACAAAAACAAAACTATGAAATATACATATATGCTCAACATGGACAACGAGAAGGCAGAGTCCTGCGATGTTGTCGTTAAGTTTCTGATTGACCCATGCGGTCGATTCGATGGATTCACTTCCATCACCTCAAACAAACCACTTTACTCAGAGGACCTAGCTTACCTAGAGGAATGGGTAATGCAGGGCAAGGATAAGTGGTATCCACGAATCAATAACTAGAACTAATTACCATGAACGAATTACTACAAGGATACATTGACGCGGGAGAACCGCTACTAAAAATGGACGGCTTTGATGACTGCATTGCAGGGGTCGTAGAACGATTTGGTCAGGAGCCTATTGTTTGCTATGACAAGGCGAAGGTAATCGACCAGATGATCGCCGATGGCATGACCGAAGAGGAGGCCGTAGAATTTTTTGAGTACAACCAAATAGGAGCATGGGTAGGTGACAGGACACCCTGCTTTCTTGTATCACAACCATGAAAGAATTAGAACAGAGCCTTCTGGGGACAATCCTAAAGGCTGAGATAAACGATGGCTGTAATGCGCTACTGAACGAAGCAAAGGAGTCCGGCATCAACGCTGACTTCTTTACGGCTCACGACACCCGCACAATGTGGGAGACTATGTGCAAGCTAGACTCCAAGGGAGTTATCCTTGGTACGATGTCCCTGTTCACGGATATGTCTAAGGGTCAGAAGGGACTCGACGCTAGCTCGGTCTGGTCTACGCATGACGCAGGACTCAGCGAGTTGCATTTCAAGGGACTCATGGATGACATGGTGGAGTCCTACAAATCAAGAAACCTTCACCGCCTCTCGTTGATAATTAAGGACGGTTTACAGGATGGTAAGGACTCCGAGGAAATCCTTACCTCTATACAGGGTCAGTGCGACGCCATATCCTCTTTGACTCCGAACAAAGAGAATCTACAAACTATTGTTGATCAAACATATAAAGATGTCATAGGTAAAGTGGATTACTCTCGATACCTGCGGACTGGTATTCAATCCATTGACGATGTCCTGTACAGAAACGGCTACGGGTCAGGTCAGCTTTGTGTCCTAGCTTCACGGCCAGGGTGCGGCAAGACAGCCTACGCCCTGAACTTCTTGAAGAACGTATGCACGACAGGTCACGGAGTGCTTCTCTTTAATCTTGAGATGGGCGTGAACCAGATAATGAAACGCATCTTTAGCATCAACTCAGGCTTACATATGCGTAGGTTTGAGGACGGGCTAGCCCCAGAGGACAAGATGCAGACATTGCAAGAGACCACCGAAACTGTGAAGGGTTGGAACTGTTGGATCCGTGACAACGTGTATCGGCTAGACCACATTCTAGCAACTGCTAGAGGTATGTACAGGAAGCACAAAATAAATGGAATCATTATTGATTACTGCCAACTGATAAAGCCCATGTCCAAGAACATATCCAGAGAGCAACAGGTTGCAGAGATCAGCCGTGAGTTAAAACTACTCGCCAAGGATCTTGATATACCCATCTTGTTGTTGGCGCAGGTGAACCGTGAGTCCGAAAGGGATGACCGATCACCTATCATGTCCGACCTACGTGAGAGTGGAGCCTTGGAGCAGGACGCTGACAGTATTATATTTCTGTGGCAGACACTATCAGAGAGAGAGCAGGGAACCGACTACGTTCGTTGGACTCTAGCCAAGCAGAGGGAGGGCATGGGATATACCCAAGGCAGGATACTCTTTAACAAAGGCACTCAGCAAATGGAGGATTACTCGCAGTTTATTTGATATGAAACGCCACCAGAAGCGGACACTTATTTACCACAAAACCATAGAGGATTTTTTTGGTGGATACGTCTGCAAAAGGTGTGGCTTCAAGGGTAAGGCGGCTCAGTTCGACTGCCACCATTTACCTGAATATGAAAAAATTAGACCGATTAGTCAGTTCAGGAGGACAGGAGATCGAAAGACATTTCTTAATGAGCTAAAGAAGTGCGAACTTCTTTGTGCGAATTGTCACAGGTTGGAGCATTAAACTTGACATCAGACATAGTGCATCCATGCTATAATTATTCTACCACACAATGGTTCGTGTGTTAGTTGGTTCAATCATAGTAAATACAAGGTAAGCCTACAGAGTAATCCTAGGCGGAGTGCGGTTTTTTCATGGTCCGCACTTTTGTTCAATCCTTGGGGGCTGTTCCGTTTTCCCTATTTCTCGGAGCAGCCCCTTTTACTATTTTAAGTCCGCACCAGCTTCAGCCTTAGCTTCTTCTAACATACCCTCTTCAAGAAGCCTAGAGCCAACTGTAGAAATCATGTAGTTACGGATTACCCTAACTTGCTTCTTGCTGTTACCATTTTTGTGAGTTAAAAGTGCTTGCATCAGTTCTGGATCCTGCACGGCATCGATTAGAAGTTGTTTAGCCTTTCCAACAGTCAGAGAATTTAAGTATCTAGTAACAGCATTAGAACCAATTTGAGCGGATTGCAATGAACCTCCAGGGGTTGCACTAGACAGTCTACCACCAATTCTTGCACCAATTACTCGACCAATCGTAGCGATTAACCACCCAGCTTTATCACTAACGATTTGGTCAGCTGCGGAGGTCTTGACTAATCTTTCAATGGCTGCCATTTGTTGTGCGGCAGATTTAATTTGTTGTACTTCCTTTGGATTAAACAACAATGCTAGTGAGTCCGTTATGTTACTATCTTGTAACATATTGGATAACTTAATACCCTTAATAACAGGCTTTCCTTGAATGTCTAACGCGGACTGAGACGTGATAGAGTCAATTAAGTATTCAGACATACCAGCACGTAAACCTTCAAGGGCGTTGCCAGTTTTATCTTTTTTGGCCATCGCTACGATTTGCTTCATTGTTCCTTGAGGATTAGGAGAGCGAAGAATACTTGCGATTTCTCTATCAACCGGAGCATTGAGCAGGAGAGCGGTAGTAGAGACAGCAGGACGGTCAAGATTTTTTCGAGCGGCATCTGTAACCTTAGTCACTCTGCGCAAAACATCTTCGGACGAACGAGCGGATTGTATTTGTAATCTAGTTCCAGGAACAAGTTCAAATATCTCATCGTACTTTCTAATAAAACTGTCTGCGGAACCAGCACGAACTCGACCTGTGTTAGGATCAACAGCTGTTTTTAAAAACTCAGCTTTTAAAAATTCACTGATGCCCTCCATAACAGTCGCGTCATCAGCAGCGCGTTGAATAGCTCGTGCTGCGAGTTTAGCTGGAATCTTGCCTGTACCAATAGAGGCTCTGAGCGTCATCTCTTCTGGCACACGTTCAATTCCTTCTCTTGCGAAGCGCAGTATCTTGCCCACTGGACCTTGCGTGAACTTACTATTTAATGCAGCACTGTATTCTCTAGCTGCTCGTAAAGAGTTTCCAACTTCTCCACCAGCAGAAAAAGAATCCAAGTCCTGTAAAATAGATGCACGTAATTCACCAGCGACCCTAGCCTTGTTAAATTGACCAGCAGCACGGGCAGCAGTAGCTTCTTCTCCTAGTTTACGATAAAGACCATATAGTTCTTGTACGGTTGTTTTCTTAACTTTAGCTCTTGTACCTCTTTTAGTTCTTCTTTTGATTTGCGGACCTATAAGAGCTTTAGCGGATGCTGGCATGTCATCTTTCTGACTGCTTGCTAGTGTATCATCTAATTGCTTGTACTTAGAGAGTGTTTTTGTTACAGGTCCACGCACCTTTTGTTGAATGGCTGACCACAGTTGATCTTCTTGTACCCTTGCGTCAGCTAATGCTTTTTCTAATGACTCTCGGACTGCTATACTTGCAGAAATTTCATCAGGTCTTCCTAACGCTAAAAGATCAGCCCCCGCATCATCAGCAGCTTTTTCAATTCTTGCATCCATAGCACTATTGAGTCGATCAACCTTTGCCTTTGCAAAAGAACGGGTATCACGAATGTTTCCTGATCGTTTGATGGTATCAGAAAGGTTTTGAATGCTTTCTGAGCGTTTAATAGAAACCCTAGTCATTTCAGATGGGGATTCCTTTAGAACCGCTTGCTCTAAAGCCATAAGTGCTGGTTCGTCAGTTCTAGCCGACGGAGACAGTTCTGTTCCCTTTAACGATTCAATATCAGCAGCAGCTTTTTGTGGGTCAGAAACTAATTCTTGTACTCGTCTCGATGCCCGTGCTTTTGCGCCACTAGGCAAAAAAGGAAGTAATGCTTTATACCCTAATCGTCCTAATAAGTTAGCCCTAGAACGAGCTAATGCTACGGCAGCAGAAGGAGTCATGCCACCTAGTAACTCAAGCGTTAAAGCCGCGCCTGGACTTAATTGATTTTCCTCTACAATACCTCTAGCAGTAGCAATACCAGGTACAGCAGCAGCCTCTATAGCAGCGGCTTTTCCCGGACGCTCAATCAAGTCTTCTATTATTGCTTTACCTACACGACCCTTGGTTCCTTTAGTGGTTGAAAGCAGTTGTGCGCCTTTTATAAAGGGCAAGCTGAAGCCCGCAAGTTCCCCAAAAACAGCTCCTGCTCTTTCAGCAAAGGTTTCAGGCTCTCGGTCAGGGATGTCGATTCCTAAGAACTCTGCCGCAGATTCTATACTTTCTGAACCACCAAAAGGACGATCAGAGCCAAGTTTAGGATCAACCGCAACTAAAACTTCATTTGTAACATCAACAGGCGTACCTGCTAGTTGGACTAAAGATTTATTAGCAAATGGAAAAAAGCCACTAGGCCCCTGTTGTGCTTGAGCTTTTTGCTGTTGTCGTTTATCGTATTCTTGTTTAGCAAAAGCAAGAATAGATTCTTTATTAGCCCCTTCTGGATGTTGAACTTTTATAGTCCCACCATCAGGAGTTCTGACACTTGTGGTAATCATTAAATTATATTATTCCTCTACAATTTTAAAACCTGTAGTGTTTGCATCTGGAGAAGGAGGCATTCCTTCAGCTGACTCTTCACCTTGAGGTACACCTAGAATACGAAGAAAATTTGTTAAATCGTTTTGGAGTCGAAGCCCAGCAGCACGCTCATCGGCTGGCAAATTAGGGTCATTGATGGATTTTGCTATTGCCTTAAGTCGATTACGTACTGACTTATTAACACTACGTATCTGAGCTAATAATGTAGCTGAGTCTTTGAATGGACCTGGTGAAATATTTAACTCCTTATCAAGTAATGCCATTTCAGAAGCCAAAAATTTTGGTGCTGTTCTCATAGAACGCCGAATATCTGATTGAGCAGTTTGAAATGTCTGGATGTTCTCCAGCAGTTCTGGATCAGCGACATCAATTCCAATCTGTCCCGTAACGCGTTGTGCTGCCGCTTTAATTGCAGGAATGATACCAGTTGTGCTTTCGGCTATCTTATAAAGATTAATGCTACTGGGGTCTGCATCAGAACTAGGGGCAAGAGTAGATGATGTTGCTGCTGTTATCACTGAAGAAGATTGCAAGGGCTTTTCTTCGCCAGTTGCAAGGTTTACAAGGAATGAGTCTCCAGTAACAGGGTTACTTATAATTTTAACGACACCCTCTTTAATATTAACTGCATCAGTAAAAGATATACCAGGATTAGCCTTCATAACTCTTTGTATTTCTTGCTCTGCTTCGCTAAGACCAGCAGTCTCAGGCTGCATGGATTCAATCATATTGAAAAAATTAGGATCCCTGCCGCCTTGACTAATATATGCAGAAACTGCATCTTGTGTATTTATATCACCCGTTCCTGCTTCTCTAGACGCCGCTAAAGCCATATTAGCAGCATCTCTGTCTATAATTTGTTGTTGTTGCTCAGATTGGGCGGATCGTAATTGTAAGTCCCTTAACTCACTAGCCTGTCTAGCGTCCTTAGCGGCTATGGATGTCTGTAACGCTCCAATAGCTGATTGAAGGTCATTGCGCTTATAATTACCATCCTCTATGCTTCTCAGAATATTTCCTATTTTTTTGTCGGAGTTTCTTAATTCAGCATAAGCGTCTGGTCTAGA